TGGCATCTGCGTCTGTAATTTCAGAACCTACATTTCCACCAGTAACATTAGGTGTAGTCACTCTAGAAGCTAAGATAGCTAAAGATAATAAATGTTTATCTACCTTGTTCGCAAGTGCAGAACCCATTTGTCTGCTGTACTCTGCTCTCACATCGTAAGCTGATTTTAATTCCTCAACTTCAGCTACGAAGACGTCTGCTAAAAGCATATCGTCCAAAGTGATTACTTTTTCGTTATGTTTGATAGCTTGACCAGTTATCTCATTTCCTGCTGTATGGTAACTTGCGTTAACAAATCCAGTAACAGGGAAGGCACTTGATTTAGCACCTTGTCCAAGTGTTCTAACTGTAGACATTCCTAACATTTGGTTTTCTCTAATGAATTGAGTTAACACTTCATTTGAAAATACTTTTAGGAACAACGCATTAGCGTCACCTGCTGAGTTTACCTGACCAATGCTTGATATTGTTGCATTTGACATATTAATTTTCTCCTTAAATATGTTGGTTTGGTTTTTATTAACAAACTACTTTTCATAGTCAGAAGGTTATCAGTCGTAACTGGCAATCTTTTTTGAATTTGGTTAGCACCTCTCTTATGAGAGATGGTACTATTTGTTTTTTCTATTAGACATTATATTCCAAAAATCTTTTTCAGAAATTTTCTTAGGTTCACATTTACATTCATCACAAGTGCAAGTACCATATTCATCTGCGTGTAAAGGCATCTGACAATGACAATCGTGATGACAAAGTTTACATTTAAGAGATTTTCGTACCAAGTCTCCAACTCCTAATTGCCCAATAAACAGGACTTAAATTTTTCTGTCCTTTTACTTTGTTAAGTGTGGGTTGCATACGAGCCATAAAACTATCTCTGTTTTTCTTTTGGTCTCGCTTAATGCTTAAATTAGGGTCGCCAAATCTTACAGTTTTTATATTACCTGTAGATTTATCTTTTACATAAACTTTAAATTTTTTATTACCTGTATTATCTCTAATAATTTTGTTTAAAGGTTTATTTTCCTTGACCGACATATTTTTTAAAAGTTTTCTTCTTATTCATCATCGCAGTACTAGGTCGTCTTCCGATACTGGTCTTTTTATATTTTGCTCTTGTTTCGTGGGTGTCTGTATTAAGAAGATTGTTCTTCTTCTTGGCCACTTACTTTTTCCAATTATTTTTCATATCTTTGTAAGCCTTTTTAGAAATAGTACTTTTCTTTTTACTTCTAGATATACCTAGCTTACGTCTTCTTTGAATATTTTTAACTAATGACATTATTTTTTCCCCTTTATGTTTTTAAGAGTAGACATTCCAAAACTTCCTGAGAATACAATTAGAACTGCCCACCAAAATTCTGTAGGTGCTGATTTAAGAATTTCAAAACCTTTAGTCATATAAGGTTGTGAAAAAGGTAAAAATGTAAAAACAAAAATAGCACTAATAAGTAAAGTTAAAATCTCATCTTTAATTGAGTGTTCTTGTTGTCTTACTTGTTCTACTGATACTGTCTTAACAGCTTCTATTTCTTTGGCTCTAATGATTTTATCCTTCTCCATTTTATGATTAATTCCATCTATAACTTTAGAACCAATCATTCTTGTTAAAGGATTTTTTAATACTGGTAATATAAAATTAAGCATTTCTTGACCTATTAAACCTTTTAGAAACTACCTTAAGATTAGAAGAACTATTGTTATTTGGGTTTCCATCTACATGGTGAATATCCATACCATTAATAGAATTACCTAATTTACGTTTCATTATTCTTCTAGCTAAATTACGTTTTGCTCTGTTTTTCTTTTGAAGTGGTTGAGAATGATAATTCTGATATTCAGACTTATAATCTCTTTCTGCCATTATATCGCTGTACTTCTCGCTATTTTTTCTTCAACAAGTTTTCTAAATGCAGGGTCTTTGGCATATCTTGGGTCATTCATTGCATCAATAACTTGTGCAGAACTTTCAAATGTATCTGAAGTAGTTTCAATACTATCTCCATTAATCATTGATTGTGGTTGTTCAGCATTAACACCTGCTCTTGACGCTATTGCTTGAACTGCAAACTTAACTTGTTCAATACTTCCATTGTCTAAAGTATCATTAAAAGCATTTTGTTCAGCTTCACTTAAATTATTTTTTGCATACTCAATTACTTTTGAATAATTTTGTTCACCACCAACTACATTATGAATTTGTTGTACTTCTGTGTTTGCGATTGCTTCTTGTCCAGCGATGTAACCATCAACTAAACTTTTATCTAAACCCATCTTACTTAATTCTTCATAAGATTGTTCAGACAATTCACCTTTGTCTTGGAACTCTGTATAGAATTTTTCCATACCTTGACTAGCTTCTGCATCGGCTCTCATTTGTTGTGTATTAGGTTCTTCAGGAACAGATTGTTTCTTTTCTAGTTCTGAATATGCTTTAGCTAAATCTTCAGCACTTTTAAATTTTTCTGGTAACCAATCAGGTCTAACATCATCAGTAGACTTTGCTGTATTGTCTGCTTCGCTAACCTCAACTCTTGTTTCATCATTAGCTACAACTGCTTGTGTTTCAGTTTGTGCTTTTGCTTGTTCTTCTAAAGAAACATTTTTTTCTTCTATAGATATTTCATTTTTAATTGTACTCATATTTATTATTCCTCAGTTTCAATTTCGCCATTCGCATTAACACTAGCACCAGAGTTAGCTAAACTTTTTCCTGCTTCGATTGCTACTCTTGGGTCTGCTAACGCTTGGTTAGCAAACTGTTGCTGTTGTTGTGCTTGGGCTTCTTGTTGGATTTGTTCTTGAGATTTAATTAGACCACCTGTGTCTATTCCATTTGCTACTGCAAATTTCTTAATTGCATCATCAAGGTTTATGTATTGTGCAAGTCTTTCTGCACCTAATGTGTTAGCAAGGTCAGACATAAATTGAAGTAATCTTAATCTGTCTGATGCTCTACCTAACGCTTCCATACCTACAATGATTTTAGTTTTAACTAATTCTTTTGGTAGGTTTGGAAGTAATTTCTGTTCCTTCAACATATTCAATTTAGTGTTTATGTAAGGAAGTTGAAATTCTGTTGTTAAAATTCCATATACACCGCCTAGTGCATCATTTAATTCATTAGCTACTAATTGTACTTCTGTAGCTGTAACTCTTTCTGCTTGTCTTTGAACTGAAGCATTTAATAGAAAAGCAAACTGTAGTCTTTGCTCTATTCTACCCATCATTTCATAGCCAACTCTAAAGTCTGCAAATTTGTTGGCCTGAAGAACTGACACATCTTGTGCGTTTCCTTCAATAATTGCACCATTAGGTGCTTTAGCTATACTTGATGCTCTAGTTGAGCCATTGGGTGCAATCATAAAAAGCATCTTAGAAGACGCACTACTGCCCTCTAAGATTGCTCTAGTCAAACCTTCTAAACTTCTTAAGTCTCCTTCAAAAGTTTCACAATGACCTCTCCCATAATTCATACCATCAATTCTATTGAAGCGAAGTGCAATGAATGGAAGTTTGTCTAAATCGTAATATTTTTCAAAAACTTTTTGTTTAGCTATTTCTTGATGAACGTAAAATCTTTTCTTCTCTCTATAAACACAAGTATATAAATGTAACGATTTATTCTCATCGTTAATTTTATCACCAATGTTTCTTCTTAATTTTTCTGATAAAGTATTTGGAGAAATACCTTCTTTAATAATAATTTTTAATATTTTTCCTTGTGGGTCTCTTTTAACTACATAATTATTTAATGGATATGTTCTTAATCCATCTTCTGACATTTTAAGTAAAACATTTCCTGAAACAATTAAATGTTTAAGTGCTTCATATACTGCTACCCTGTCATTATTACTTTCAATGCTGTCCATAACAGCTTTTTCAATTTTAGCTAACCCTTGTTCAATAGTAGCTTTTTGATTTGGGTCGCCTTCTATTTGTTTGTAGACTAATTCATCAACATCTAATCTAAAGAATGGTGCTTGTGGTGGAAACAAAGCTAACATAAGTTTACTTGCTAGGTTTGTAACACCTCTACTACCTACTGATTGATATGGTGTTGGATATTCGGTTGCTTCATTAGCACCTTTTGGAGGATATAGGTGTGGTATAGTTAATTTAGCTACTTCTCTCGCACGTTCCAAATACTGCTCT